AGCTCCAGCTGCTCGACGTACTCCTCATTCATCTCAGGGCGGAACTTGCCGGTCTTCCAGTCCGTGATGATGAGGGTCTCGTCGTCCTGGTGGTGGGCGCAATCAAGCTTTATGCGAAGCCAACAGTTGGCCCAGTCGTCCCACTGAGTCTTGTTCCAGTCCTTGGTGAAGGCCCAGTTGTCTTCGACCACCATGCCGTTGATTTTCTTCTTGTACTGAGCCCGCAGCTTTTTGAACTCGTCGGCAAACAGCTTGAGCTCAGGCGGTAGTGAGCGGCCCTCGCCCTTGATGTACTTCTCAGCCAGCTTGTGGATGGCCTCGCCACGCGCCATGGCTTCATTGCCCGGCTCGCGGATGCGATCGATCGCGTTGAGTTTCAGCTTCAACGGGCACTGCTTGTAAGTGTTGTAGCGGCTGAACGACCAGCTAGTGATCTGCTTGATCGGGATGATTTTCTTGTTCATAGGATTTTGCCCTTCTTGTCGTAATCCTGGAGTTCGTCCCAGTTGGTGAATGAAATCGAGCCTTCGCTCAGGATAGGGACGTCGAACTCCACCCCTTCCATGGCTTGGCGCAACACCTCCATCTCAGTCTTCATGATCTTCTTCGGCACGCTGACTGTGATTTGGTCGTGTACGTTGAGGATGATCTTCGCCTCCGGGTGCTTGGCTGCGTGGTAGCGTATGATCGCCTGTTTTGTACAGTCAGCGGCCGAGCCTTGAATCAGGACATTGACTAGCTTATAGTCGAACTCCTGAATGCGTCCGTTGATGAGCTTCGGCTCTTCACAGTAGTATTCGCGGCCACCCCAGGTGCGGATCGGCTGCTTGGACTTGGCCCTGAGCTTCATGTCTTGGTACATCTGCTTGAGGCCTGGGTAGAGCTGCAGAATGGCTTGTTTCAGCTCGGCTGCCTCCTCAACTGTCATGCCGTTGCGCTCAGCTAGCTTGCCCACACCCATGCCGTAGATCAGACCAAGGTTCGTGTTCTTCACCGGCTTGCGGTCGTAGAACTTGCCCATCTTCTCGAGTTCCGCCTTGGCGTAGTCGTGGAAGTCAATCCACGGGTCCTCGAGGTACTTGGCCATCAGGGCGCCACCGTCGAAGTGGGCGAGGATCCGAGGTTCCTGCTGGGAGTAGTCGCGGTCGATCAACACATGCCCAGGGAAGGGCGTGATGTAGCTGCGCACCCTGGGCAATGGCGGCAAGTCCTTGAACGGGCACTTAGGCAGCTTTTTGTCAGGCGCCTCGTGGTGGAAGATCGGCTGAAACTCCTTGGGGATGTTCTGGAAGTTCGGCGTTGAGGACAGGCGACCAGTACGGGTGCCGACGTTAGAGTCACCAGATGGCGTTTTGGTCTGGTTCCAGGTCGTGAAGATCAGGCCGCCAGACGCTTCGGCCGTGGCCAACCAAGGCTGCATGAAGGTGTTCAAGCAGGTGTTCAGCTGGGTGCGGTACTTCAGCACGGCCAGCAGGGTCTTGTCAGTCACCCCTTGCAGCAGTGCCTCCTTGTTCGTCTGGAACTTGCCTGTCGGCGTCCTAGGCAGCAGGTCAGGATCCGCCTTGCCGGCCTCCACCATGGCGTCGACTAGCTGCTGACCAGAATCGAGGTTGATGTCAGGACTGGCTTTCAGAGTCTTAATGATCCAGAGGTTAATCTTGTTACGCCACTCGTTGTACATGGCCACATCGTTGCGCAGCCGCTTGAGGTCTACAGGTAGTCCTTGACGCTCCATCTCCAGCAGGATGGGCATAAGCCGACGCTCGCGGTCGTAAGCGGCTAACATGCCACGCTCAACCGTCTTCTTCCAAAGCAGGTTGAAGATGGCCTCAGTCCTGTCGACGTCGCCGTTGGCGTACGTGCCAACGAGGTCACCAGGTGCATAGGCGATGTAGCGGCCGAAGTAGTGCTCAGACGACTTCGACTTGCTGATCTTGACACCTGGGATCGGCTGGTGCTCGATCAACCAGTCGCCCACGGCATCTCGCTCCTCAGCTGGCATGTTGAGCAGGCGGGCCGCGGCAGGCTTCAGGCCCAGCTCGATCTGGTGAGGGTCGTCGAGGAACAGCAGGAACAGCGTATCATGGATGCGTTCCCAGCTGGGGACCGCCAGACCAAAATGGACGTCAGCCACATCCACGTCGAACTTACCGTTATGGAACAGGATGCCGTCCTTGTGCGCGTAGGCCTTAGCCAGCTCAGCGGCAGCGTCTGACCAGCAGCAGTTGTTACCCTCAGGATGACCGAAGGCATAATACTTGGCCTTCTTGCCTGGGTACTTGATCGAAACACCGACGGGCATCGGCGGGTACTTGGGCCTGCCCTCAATGCCAAATGTTTCGAAGTCGATTGTGACTGGTTTAGGTTGCTTCATAGTACCTTGGCCTCGAGTTCGGCACGCTCACGATCGGCTCGAACCTTGTTGAGTCTGCTGTGGATTCGCTTGACGAAGCACTTACGCTTGCGCCCCTTCAGCTCCTCTTCCAACAACGCCTCGCAGACCGGTTCACTGGCCTCACGAAGTGCGTCGTTCAGTGCCAGCCAAGACCGCAAGGCTGGGTTGTTCACCGGCTTCTTCTTCATAAACACTCCTGTGACAAAAAAGACCCGGCAGCGACGGGAGGAGGTTACCGCCAGACCTGCCGGGCAAAGGCGGTTACTGCAATCAGTACTTGCGACTGCGAGCAGGTTTAGCTGCTGCACGGCTGCCGCGGCTGCCGCGCTTCGTAGGGGCGTTCTCTTCATCGTTCGGCTGGTACGGGAAGTCGATGATGGACTTCGCCTCCTCGTGACGCTGCATGATGATACCCATCAGCTCGTCAGGGACGGTCATGATCGGCTCGAAGACGACCTTGAACTGACTCTTGGGGTCAGGCACGATCTTGACCTTGGTCACGATGCCGAACGGCGGGCGGCGCAGTGCGCCAGCCACCTGCTTGACGAAGCTAGAGTAGCCCTTGACCGAGGTGACGGGCAGCTTCATGAAGCCGATCGTGGTTGAGGCGAAGTGCTCCTCGTCCTCGATCAGCTCGAATTTGCCGGCTGCGTTGAAGGTACCTGCTGGGATCATTGCCAAGCGACGTGTGTTGCGGCAGGCTTTGCCGCGACCGGTCTCAGCCGAGCCGAACTCGTTCATCGGGCAGCCGGCGCACTGGTCATGCTGATGGTCACCAGCGTCGATGACAATCTGATGGGGCCGCATGGTCTTCTCATCACGGCCGAACGCGAAGCAGGTCGGGCTTTGGGGCGTGTCCGGATCGTAGCGACCTTTGTAGTAGACGTTCTCGAAGATGCTGTCCAGGATGATGACCGCCATCTGATTGCCTGGCAGCGGAGCGTCTTGCCAGCTCAGGATGCCGCCCTTCGTGCTGAAGAACTGGCCGCCGCCTGTGTTAGCTTCCATGCCTGCGGCAATCTCGGCCTGTTTGGCCAGTTCTTCGTCCCACTTGACGAGGGCGGTGGATTTGGACGCCGTTGCTTTTTTGGTTGCTGCCATGATTAGGAACTCCTAACTAGTTACACGTTCGCGGGGCTGGAGAACCAACCGCTTGAGGCCGCGCCCTCAAGCGGTTGGGTTGAACTACACCTTGTTGATGCTGACGGACACGGCGTTGAAGTGCTCGACACCGGGAATTTCTTTGCCCGCCTCCCAACGCTCCTTGATGGCGCCGTCGTTGATGCGGCGCTGCATGAGGTCGAACTGGCCGGTCTTCTTGACGTACTTATAGAAGGCGTCCCAGTCCTTGACCTGCGGCACGACCTTTGTGATGACTGTGACCCGAGCCAGTTTGCCAGCGATGCCCGATGCTTCTGACTTCGGCAGGTTCTGGATGATGTGCTCCTTCAGAGCCTTCTCCTCGGCCTCGATCTTGCCAACCTCCTTCTGCATCTCCAGTCGTTTTTGGCGCAGCTCGTAGAGCCGGTCCGCGCAGGCGCCCATCGTTTTGGGGAACTTGAACTTAGGTTTTTCAGCCGTCATGGTATGGTCCTTAAAGGCAGAAATCAGAGAGGTCGAGGAAGTGGACTTTGCTAGCCTTGCCAGCCGCGCATTCAATGTCGTAAAGCGGGCGGCCGATCCTGTCGTACCCGGCCAAGGTAACCGCAACATAGGACCCGGCCGGAATGCCAGCGACCTCCTTGCGGAGAAGAGCAGTCGCGTAGGGCGGTGGCTTCTGAAAGCTACCACGCGTCATGACAGTCTTGATGGGATACCCGGGCTTCGCCTCGACCAGCAGCACAGCCCCAACCGCGGCCATCTTGAACATGAACGAATCGATGTAGGTTTCCACAATCTTCTCCTCAGCAAGTTCCGGTCGAACGTCGACCATGGTTAAATCATAGCACGAATCTGCTGCGATGTAAATACCTTTTTTCAAATTATTTTGCGTCCATGTCCACAGCGTCACGGAAGCCAAGGAACACAGGGAAGCGCGGTTTCTCCTTGACACCAGTTGGCTGGCTCTTGTACTTCACCACGCGACCGATCAGGTTGTCGCCCACCGACCACAGCAGCTGGCGCTGATCAGCAGTGAACCCAGTGCCGATGTCAAACTCCACGCCGGTCTTCAGGTCTTTGACTATCAATGCGCCAAGCGTCTGCTTACTCACCCTCCCGGCTTTATGGCTCGGCCGCTCCAGGTAGCCCAGCTCATTGCGCTTCGCCTCGTTGGCGTTGTGCATGAGCGCACGGAAGCCGATGATCCTGGCCTCACTGTCCTCAAACCGCTTGACCTTCAGCAGCCATGCTTCCTTGGCCGTCGACCGACCGTGCTTGTAGGGGCCATCTGGGTGGCGCAGCATGACGCCCTCGTAGCCCATGGCCAAGTAGTCCTGCTCCCAGTCAGTCAGCTGGTCCTTGTTGAGGATCTGGACGTGGGGCACGGCCTCGCAGAACTTCTGCTTCTTGATCCGGCGGCGCGCAGTGTGCAAGCGACGCTGAAAGCCGCCGGTCTCCGTGAAGTCGTCGAATACGTAGAACGTGACCTCAGGTTCGCCCTCGATGCTCATTACGCCGGAGCTCGTCTGCTGGAACACGTCCTTGGCAGTCGGCAGCCCGACGATCAGCTCACCATCGAGACCATTCAGCTCCCGACGGCCGAACAGCCGCTGCACGTGTTTGTTGGGGAGCGGCTTCAGGCTGCGGCCCACGGCCACGCCATTGATGATCAAGCAACGGACCCCGTCCAACTTCGGGCTCAGCAGCATCGGGTAAGGGATATTTTCGCCAGCAGGACTAGCGAGCATCGGTTTCATGATTGTTTCCCTTCGTTAGTTTCAAAGGCCTCGCGGCCATCAAGCGCATGGTGCGTGAACACATCGTGCTCCTCGTCTGGCGTCGGCTTACACCAGCACTCGGGTGTCAGCCCATGCTCACGCAGGTCGTTGAGCGGAACCACGTGGACTCCACGGCAGTTGCAGTCGCGGCCCTGACGGCAATTTTGGTTGCACGTCATTTAGTCACCTTTCCAGCAACTAGTGAATAGAGGTCACAAGCTACCTCAGCCGGTGGCAGTCCCAACTTCTTTGCGATGTTCTCGACCTGCAGGGCCAGGCATTCAAGAACGAATAACTGGTCGCCCTCGACACTGATCGTGCCACAAATCTCATCACCACGCTGACTAAAGGTGACTCGCATCCTAGGCATGACTAGATCCTCCGCATGCTGGGCAGGGAAGCTCGATGCTGTTCCAACCGTGGGTTTGTTTGACCTTACCGACTCCAGCACAAGTACCACAGGGCTTGGGCTCGCTGGCCTCGGCGTAAGCAACCTTGTAGGCGCGACGAATCTCGTTGAACTCCACCGGGTCCCCTCCTCGATCGGGATGATGTACCATGCAGAGCTCTCGCCACTTCGCCTTGACTTCGTCTGGCGTCGCGGTCTCGGGCAAGCCTAAAGTCGCGAACGCCTTGCTCATTCGTCGGCCTCCTGTGATCGCGGCCAGCGCCGCAGTCTCTCGCGCAGGGCGGCGATGGCGCTTTGCACCTTGGCTCGCTCTTCGTGCGTCCCGGTGTCGTCGGGGCTGTAGACGATCCACTCCAGTTGTCCCATGTACCAGTCGGAGCACTCCAGCGCCGCGAGCACCTGCCGCAGCAGGGCTTCGTCGCGCTGCCTCTGTTCGCGTAGCTCGCCGCGAACGCGCTCTGCCTCCGCGCACCACTGGGTGGTCTTTTGACCAACGGCGCATTGCCGCCAGCCGCGCTCAATCCATTCCTTCAGCTCGCACTCGTTCTCCGCCAGCAGCTGCTCCATGGTGACGCGCTCGCGTGTTTCTTCACCGCAGCATCGCCCCACAGTACCAACCCTCCCGCAGACAGTGCAGCGCCACAAGTCAGTCTCTTTCACCTCATCTACGGATGCGGTCTGCTTGCAGTAAGGGCAGCCGACAGGGTCCAGCCCATTGTCCAGCCAATCACAGCCGCAGTTGTCGCAGTGGGTGATCGCTGGATGGGCTTCCCTGCGCAGCCGCTCGTTCTCGGCCTTCAGCTCGTCACGTTCGGCGAGCAGCTCGCGGATCGTGTCGGGGTCGCAGGCGGCGATATACGCAGCACGCGCCCCGTGGCCGTACCGCTCATCTGGATGATAGTTGACGGTGCACACCGGGTATCCCTGAGCGTTTTCAACCGTATCAGTACGGCCACCCCTAAGCTCCCACGGACCAGGCGTCGGCCCCATAGCCAGCGCCTGGCGGATTTTCTCGTAGCGGTCAGTCATGCTTTGTTCTCCAGTCTGGAATCGCCATCCATGCCACTATGTCGTCTCGGTCCACGTCACGGAACTCCCGAGTCCATTCGGCAGGTTGAGTCACGGTCTTGGCGTACCACATGCCGACCTCGACATTGCCCTTACTGTCGCGTACCACGTATAGACCTTCGGTGGCAGGGTCTTCATCTTCTTGCCAACCGCGGGCTTTCATAGCGAAGTCAAAACCTTCATTCCACGCCCTATCAATAGCTTTTCTCAGCGCGTCCATCTCCGCCCGCATCTCCTCGATGGCGGCGGTCTGTGCGGAGATGAGGTGGGCGACGGCCCCCTCCGGCAGCGGTAGCAGTTTGATGCTGTTAGTCATTGCTCGCCTCCCGTGCGCGGAGCATGGCGTCGGCCATTGCGTAGCAATATTTGGCTACATCGTCGGCATCGACCCTGTGTGACGCGACAGGACTTGCAAAATATCCTTGCATCGCCTTGGCCGCAAAATAGTCACGCATGCTCAAGCCGAATCCAGTCATCTCCGGCTGGTCTTTGCCGTTCAGTTCCCACACCGGAAACGCCGGCCCGCCATCGTTGATCGTGTTCATTTCCGACTCCTGTTGGATACGTTCGTAGTGGTCAGTCATTGCGGTCTTCCTTCGCCGGCACAGTGTCGGCGGTATGGTGGATTTTGACCAGCTCGGCCGCCTTCTCGTCGAGCTCAGCGCACAGGCCGTTGATGAACTCAAGCAGCTCGGCCTTCGCGGTTGGGATGTCCGTCTGCTCAATCTTGATGTCCTTCTTCTTGCAGCCCAGTTGCTCGACCAGCATGTCGCGGGTGGCTCGGGCATCGGCATTCGTGGAGGCGTAACGCTTGGCGCCAGGACCGGTTACAAGATAACAACGCATGTGAAACTCCTTATTTATACTGAGGTGAAAAGAAAGGCGCCAAGGAGTTCAGTTCCAAGGCGCCTCACTGTGCGAGGCCGCTTACGCAGCTTCCTTGATGCCGGCGATCACGCTCTTCAGCGCTTCTTTCACGGCCTTGGCTGCGGCCTTGTCTTCCGGCAGCTCGACGCCCTTGACCACTTCCAGGCAACGCTTGGTCTCGGCCTTCACGGCCTTGGCCACTTCCTTTTTGATCGCGGCCTGCACAGCTTCGTCGGCCAGGGCGGCTTTCACTTCTTTTGCGTTCATGGTATTAGCTCCAGGTGGTTGATGAAAGCTTTGGGACGATCCCCTCAGCAGATTCAATTATATTTTGTTCGGCGCCGCATGTAAACATGTGGTTTTAGTATTTTGAGCCTTTTGGTCCGTTTTGTTTCTTCATCCAGTCATCGAGGTACTTCACAACAGCTTGTAGATTCGCCGTTAACCACTGGTCCGCGTTGCGAACCGCGTAGTACCGGCCCTGCGACCCGTCAGCCAAGCGGACTGGCTTCCCGTTGCAGACCTGCCTGACCCCGGCCCTAGCCAGCTCGCGGCCCAGGCCGTTAGCTGTCGTGCCAGTCCGGCCAGTCGGGTCGTAGAACTGCAGCAACTCCTTCGACGTGAACAGGTCCTTGTCGATGACCAGCTCCCCGACCCGGAGCACGTGGTCCGGTGTAGCCAAAAGCGTACGCACCCAACCGGCCAAGTCACTCTGCACATTGGCGATCATACGCTCCTTGGCCGCCGTCCTGAAGGCGGGAGCTGCCGGGTTGAAGTCGCTGAGGTCCAAGTTCAGCAGGTAGTCGAACACGGCGGCCGATCCTCCGGTGTCCAGCCAGAGGTCATACTCCACGTAGAACGCCTCGTCCATGGGGCCTACCTGTACCTCGTGGATGAAGAAGCGCCGATCGTCGTCTTCTAAGAAGAACGAGTCCGGGTGGTTTGCGGTGAAGAAGTAGTTGATGCAGTCTGGCACCGTGTAGGTGGGCACGTACTTGCTGTTGACTCGGAGCTCTCGCTGCGTGATGAGCTTCTTGAGGAAGTCAGCGTCTTGACGCTTGTTGGACCCGGTCACGTCGTCGCCCATGACGAACTGCTTGCCTTCCGCCCACTCGTTGAAGCTGTTGTGCAGGTCCATCTGGCTAATCTCGGTGAAGTTCTGACCGTAGATACGGCCCAGCGTATAGCCGATCAGCGACTTACCAGTGCCATGACGGATGCCGTGGATGACGACTGAGCTGAACAGCTTGACACCCGGGTGCTGCAAGGGGTAGGCGCACCAGCGCAGGAACCACTCCTTGGCCTCAGGCTCTGCACCGGTGAAGATGTGGTCAACGAGCTGCAGGAACAAACTGACGTCGCCCTTGACTGGCTCAACACCCCAGCCCGGCCAGATATTGAACATGGGCAGCGGGTCATTGATGAACTTGCCGCGACCTGGTTGGTAGGTAAGCTTTGCCACTTCAGTCCGCAACGGCCACCGAAGCCAAGCTTGGGCAGCTGATACGGTGGTGAAGCTCACTGAGCCGTCATCCTTGAGCTTCCGTTCCTGGTAGTTGCGGGTGGCTTCGAGGTGGCTGATAAAGGCGTTGGGCGTTGACTTGAAGGCCGTCTGTTGGTCGATGATCAGGCCCGGGTTCCGCACATAGACGTACTTCTGGTTGAGCGCCCAGAGGGGACGAGTCAACCCCAAGGGCTCAGCCTCGGCCAGCAGGTTTCGGAACATTTGGTTGGCAGTCGGCCCGGCGTGCACGAGGAAGTCGTCCAGACCGACCTTCTCGAGGCCTGGCAGCTGCGGCAGCGAGACAATGTGGGCAAAGGCGCCTCGGCGATGAAGCTCCTCAGCAAGTTCCCGCAAGGCCGCGCAAACCATGGGGTTGGTCTTGTAGTCGGAGTCGAAGCAGATGTAAACGTTGCGCTTCACCCACTTGACAAGCTCGAGGCTGGGGAGCCAATCGAGGCCCAGCTTGCGGCTGCGCCAATTATAAACGCCTCCGATGCCGATGGTGGGGAATCCCTCCTTGCAGGCCTTGGCTGCCTTCAGCTCGCCCTCGGTAAGAATCAGTGGGCGGTCGGTATCTTCAACCAACTCAGCCCACGCTTGGTTGGCTGGGTAGTAGGCGACTGGCGCCGTGTTGGGCTCCTGCACGTACCTGACTGGCTTCTTCTCAGTCATCGATGTGAAGTCGCTACCTGTCTCGAGGTAGCGAAGCCGGTAGAACGGCTTGGACCCAGGCCAATCAGACAGGGGTTCACCGTCGACGCCGAAATAGTCGAGGCGCAGGCTGCAAAGTGGCTTGAAGGCCGGGTGCAGGGCAGCCGTCTGCTCACCGCTGAGGAACGTCATACCGAGAATCTTAGCATCCTCGATGGTGAGGCCAGATGAGGCCAGCTTTGCTTCACCCAGACTGAATGCTTTGCTGTCTTGTCGTGCTTTCTTTGCCCGTGCCATTACTCCGCCTCCTTGACGAGACGTAGGTTTGGTAGGGCGTAATTGATTCTGCGTTGACGACCGTTCGGAACTCCACGGCGGTTATGGAACCCACCCAACGAATGGGCGGATTTGCATTTCGTGCGTCGCTTCATCTCGGGTCCTTTTCATGTCACCATGCCTGCCTCAGCGTGTCAGGCCCAAACCATGTGCCCAGCCACATGATAAAGGTGCCAGGCCGGCAGTCCTTGCTGAGGAGGTGACGTAGACCCGAGTGGAAACCACTGGAGAAACGACAAGCCGGCCTGGCAGAGACATTATAGCGTACTTAGTCTCGGTTGTAAATAGGTGGCTAGATTCGCTGAACTGTGACGATGTCGTCATCAATTACACAGTCATACCGTCCTTTGCCCTTGCTAAGATAGACGGCAAGAGTCGCAGGCGTCTTTTTGACAATCTCAGCCGCTTCCTCAGATGTACAAAGAACCGAACCACCGTTGCGCCAAGTCACTCGGCAATTTGGCTTTTTAGCAGGCTTTGGTTTCTGCGCCCGAGTTTCAATGGTGGTCCGCGCTTTGCCTCCTGGGGCCCAAGCGACCTTGCGTCGATCGACAAACAGGTCGTCTGTGGAGCCCACATAAGATTGCAATCGGATGATTTGGTCCGCTACTTCTCGGCGCTTGGATGCTTGGATGGCGCCCACAATATCATACAGGTCTTTAATGAGTTGTGGATCTGGCTTCTTCACTTCATGCTCCTATGGTTTCGCAGCATTGATTATAGTCACGAAACTAAGATGAGTAAACATGTGAATCTTAACTGCTACAGAAGCTACTACACTACAGTTTCTCTATTCTTCTAGGAAAAAGTCACTAAGGAAATATAAATATTTATATAATAGTCTTTCCCTAATAGATATTTTATAAGAGAATAGGAGGGGCTGTAGTGTAGTAGCTTCTGTAGCGGACTTGTGGACTTGTGGACTCCGCCGGTGCCGTTGTGGCCCGCCCCGCCGTTGTGCAGCGGGCCTCCACCTATGTACAAGAGGCTCCGCATGTGCTAAAATGGTTTCATCACCGTGATGGAAACTTATTGCAGGACTACGCAGGAGTGTCAGACATGGCCAGCATCCGC